CCTCTCAGGACTAGCAACCCTATGATTGCATAGTTAGCCATATCCTTGAAGGAATCCTCAAGGCTTTCGTGCTCAGGGTTCTTACCATTGTCAACTAGATTATTTATCCTAGCAAGTTTATCGTGCATACGAACACGCAATCCATTGACTGGTCCACCAGGTGAGTCAGATATATTCTTTGGTCCATAATCTTTATGCTTAGATAGCAATAGGTCTAAGAGTTCTTGAAAGGTTTGTCCAACGCTGTGTTCAAAAGTGGTATCGTTAGCGTTAACACTAATTGATTGTTTATCTTTTCCGCCTTTGATACGTGGAATCCTTGCTCCACTAAGTGGGTTATAATCTGCCACTCTTCACTCTCCCTTTTCAAGTAGTTGTTTAAGTTCATCATCCAAATCTATCATCTGAGTATCGACTATCATATCTTCTATTAGACCAGCCACCACATTGGGCTGAGTCTCTGCAGTAAATAAAGTCATATACGTTGACTCCGCAATACCCTTGATATGTTCAGGTTTATCTGAATATTTATATACACATCTAAGTAAAGAACCAATCATTAACCTGTATCCATTAGGTAAGATTAATGCTGGGTCAAACTCTTCATCATCTTCTAATAGATGGTCGGTTGCTTCGAACACATTTTCGAAATGCTCACCGCATTCAGGACAAGGTGGAACTGGTTTTCTTTTATCCATTTAGACCCACCTTTTGATGGAAGTATGAAGCACCTTCTTGCACATACACAGAATTTACATCTTGTCCATCGGGTAATTGAATGATAGTAACTGGTAGTTCGCGGGCAAGACTAGTGGCGAATTCTTTGCCAGGCTGGTCTCCATCTGCAAAGACAAAGACACGTTCAAAGTCTGCCAACAATCGTGTGTAGTGCTTCTTCCAAGAGTTCGCACCAGGGACTCCAACACAGGGAATTCCAACGAGAGAAGAAAGAGTAAGTGTATCAATCTCGCCTTCGCATATTCCAATGTAGTCACCCGCCTTCTCAATGTCTAATACATTATACATCTTTGTTTCAGCACCAGTCATACCCATATACTTAGGTTCGACTGCAGGATTTAGTGAACGAAATCTTAAATCAACTACACCAGTTTTAGTAATGTAAGGTATAGATAATCTACCAGCAAATGATTCATGTCCAACTTCAGGTTCCACGACTACGCCTAATCGTGCCAACCGTGCCACTTCCATTGTTATACCTCTGCTTCTGAGGTAGTCTTCTGCCTGATAAATGTTTGCCGCGTATCTCAGACTCGCTTGACCCAACAATTCCTTCTGCAATTCTTTTTGCTTCATGTATATCTACTCTTTCCTGCTGGGCGATAATTTGTAAACTGTTACCTTGGACTCCACAGGCGAAACAGATGAATATGTTATTGTCGAGATTAGCACTTCCTGATTGGTGAGTGTCCGAGTGGAAAGGGCATTTGATATTAACTTGCCCGTGTCCTTGTCGAACACTCGCTCCATAGTGGATGAGTATTTCTCTAATGCTTGGAAGGTCATTCACCAATCCTCTCAATCCACTGCTCCAAATCTTCTATCACCCAGGCTTTATCTATGCCTGCCATTCTACGCTTAACTATAACATAACGACGCGGTATGTCAGGTAGATTACGAGCAGCAGCATAGTTGCTCGACTCAATCGTTGCTTCTTCCCAGAACCTAGGAAGTTCAAGTTTCTTAGTTGCTTTAAGTTCAAGAACAATCGGCTTGTTGTTGATGACAATGACGATGTCGCCTTCATCTTTAGAACCTGCTTTCGTTAGTCGTTCTGCTAGTATATTCTTAGAGCGTAGCCATTTGACTACACTAGTTTCAAAGGTAGCGCCTTTACGCTTCCCGTAACTACTCATGGGTGAACCCACTTATAGGTATACGCCATCCATTAATATAAGAGTCATAGTATTCAGGCTTCATGAACTCTTCAGGATAAGCAACACCAAATATTTCTACCTCAGAAAAGTATTCTGTGTCTAAACATTTAGTGCCAACAATAACTTTGCCTTTATCTTTACTCCAAAATGGTATGCTGTCTTGCGTTCTAATAGACCTTACCTCTACATTTTCACCTACATCAGGTAAGGTAAAGCGTTTCTTATGTAAGGCATTAGGATACCAAGGATTATTCCAGGCTAAGTTGTAATGTTTTGCTACTGCCCACTCACATACATTAGCACGTATGTTAGCGTTTATCTCAGGTTCTAACTTACCATCTGCTTTGCCTTGGGCATAGTTAGGTTGGTCGGTAGAACCAAACTTAGTTAACCATCTCTCTACTGCAAGCATAGTGCAGACTCTAACCTCATCCTTACTCAGGGTTATTATCACGCCACGCCACCTTAGGGTATCTAGTAAAGTTTATAAAGAAGAACAAGAAGTCTAGCCTAGTTACCCAAGCAACTACTTGTGCTTCATATCCCACCTCTATATCTAGTATAGGATACTTCTCGAAACCTAATCCAAAACAGTATCTATTGTTTTTAGATACAGTAATAGTGTATCTTCCAATATCTTTTTGCATTAGTGATTCTCTGGAATATCATCAACGAACATATACTCAGGGTTGAATGCAATCCAAGTCATTAAGCCACCGCCTGCGTCTGCTCTACCGTATCTGTTCTTAACAGGTGCAACTCCCATCGACGTTCCAACAACACCAAGCGTGCATATAAGTGCTGGAAGTTGCGCAACCTTACCCTGGATAGCAGAGCGTGGCTGACATGGTGTCCCAAGAACAGCCTCGCTAGTGTGATGAAGAACAACAACAGCCGAGTTCGTAGCACGTGCAAGGTATTTCAACTCCTTCATGATTGCTCTCATAGAAGCAAACTCTTCGCCACCATCGGTGGCTACATCCATTAAGTTATCTACAATTATAAGTGTAGGTGAACAGCCCCATAGTTCTTCAAATGCTTGAACTTCTTCATCTATATCCTGAAGTGTAGGTGCTGATTCAAATGACCAAACTATATGACTACTCTTAGATAGCGTAGCCTTAGTCCATCCTAAATCAGATGATAACATACCTTCAACATCACTCTGATTCTTTCCCGAAATCATAGATGCTAAACGCATAGCCATAGTATGAGCATTAGTATCTGCTGATATGTACAGCGTAGGCACCTTCATCTTGAGTGCCAATGCTAATGCTAGTGTGGACTTTCCCACTCCTGGTGCTGCTGCGAACATCGAAACTTCGGAACGACGGATGATAATCTTATTTGATTCGAATGCTTTGAAGCAGGCAGGTAAAGGCTCTCCGCCAATACTGGCACGCCCAACGCTGCGGACAAGTGTACGCATCCTGGTTCCTTTCTGTTACCAAAGAAAAATCGTAGCCATAATTTGACAGGCATCTTACGACTACGATTCTTCTTCATATTTAATTATTTAGTTTACTGGTTTGCATTGGTCAGGAGTTCCTTGTGGTGAAGGACATGCCCAGAATGCATATGGTTTACCGCTTGCCTTACTGATTCCTTCTCGCCATATACGGGCTCCGTGCTTGCACACTGGCGACGCTGTACCTGACGCTGGCGACACCTGGGTTGGAGGCGAGGATACTAAGGGCTTTGTGGCGGTAATGGAACTCGTGGTCGATAAAGGGGCTAGAGTGTAAGCACCTACGACTTTCTGTTGCACAGATGAAATCTGTGTAGAGTAATCGCCAATGCCTTCTAGCAGCACCGACAATTCATCCGCAGTATTAGCACGGATATTTATCATGTCACCTGATGGTGTCTTGTAGGAAACTTGAAGTTTCCAGTCTTCGTTACCCATTGTTTTTCTCATTTCTTAGATGAGAACTGACAGTATTCTGTAAGTCCGCATCTATTGCAGTTGTTTGTGTTTGGTATAAAAATTCCAGCCTTGCGTGCTTTGTCAAAGCCACCAACAAGATACTCTAATTTCTCTTCAGTATACTCAGTTAAATCTATAAGTGAGGTAGTTCCACTATGTCTTGCCATCCAGTAAGCACCATACTTAACATCTACCCCTAGAACTTGTTTAAGTCCTAGGCGGTAGAAGCCAAGTTGTAGCGTGCTGAACGGAGTCTGTTGTGAAGTCTTGAGGTCAACCACGACTAATTCACCATCAACTTCAAAGACTCTGTCGATAACCATTTTAACTGGTATATCGGCAAAGGTAGGTGTCAGACCCAGTTCAACGGCAGGTGCGCCTTCTGGTGTGTGCCAGATTCTCCAGTTGTGATTAGCCTTACGCCAATCAATATATCCCTGAACCCATTCAGGTCCAGTCTGTTGCCAAAAATCTACATTCTCTCTATTAGGAAATGCTTTAGAAGAGCGACCACCAACTCTAGCAAAGGTTAAGTCTTTGCCTTCAGCCTCTCTGTTCCACGCATCAGTCCAGAGGCTTTGGGCTGTGAGCACGTAGTGCCTCCTTAATAATTTCTTTAGCGTGTAGCAAACCTGTTAGTTCATTCTCATCCATAGTTCTATCTATCACTGTATCGATAGCACCATACACAATACCAGTAGTTTCTCTTTTGCCATCATCATAACGCTCACGCATAATAGATGCGTAAGTTTTAAAGGTCATAGTAGTTGACCCATCCTCATTAATAATCTCAATCATAAGTTCTCCAAGTCCCATTTCTCTGTGGCTGAGTGGAATGCAGAGCCACCAACGGACCACACAGATGGTTCCTCAGGTAGGCTGAGTAAGCGACCTAGATAATACTGATATCCACAGTCGATGTAAGTTGTGAACGCCGAATAACTGACGTGTTCAGGTAATGTATACTCTTGAATTTGTATCATAGGAGTATTATACACCATAGGTTAATGCTTGTCAAGGAACATTGTCTACCTAAGTTATCATTCAGGTTTGTCTATAATATATATTAATATAATATATTATATATAAGACCCCCTTCGGGGTCTATTATAGTATAATATAATATATAATACAACTTAATAGAGTTGCTGGGCAATAGGGGAAGTTGTCCAGAAACGACGAAAGACCCCCCTTCCTAGGGTATTAACCTTAGGTCGGGGGGTTTTCTTGTCTATAAAGGGCGTTTAAAGCCCAATTAGGGGTATCTACTTAGAGCCGATACCGTATTCTTTTTCAGTCTTATCTGCCCATTTAGCCATTGGTGCTGCTACGGAACCGATTAGAATTGCATACTCAGGTGCCAAGTCAGCAGCAAGGGCTAGTCCCATAGTAATTGCTGATGCCAATACTGCACGTAGGTAAGATTTAAAGGCAGCCTTTGTCTTAGGGTCCTTTAACTTAGCGATTAAGTCTTTCATATCCATCCTTTAAGGGCGTGCAACGCCCATTACTAGGGAGTATGG